AGCCCTGAAGGCGGCGGCGCGTGTTGAAAAGGTTTCAATCGAATGGGGTGGCGATTGGAAGTCGTTTCGTGATGGCCCGCATTATCAACTGCCGTGGGCCAAATATCCCGCATAGGAGAGAGCAATGGAAGTAAGTCCTAACATCATGGTGATTGTGCGTTACGCAATTTCGGCTGGCGCGGCGTTTGCCGTTGGCAAGGGCTGGATTGGCGCTCCGGCTCAGGGGGCCATCGTTGATGGTCTCGTCCAGCTTGTCGGCGTTCTGGTGGCGGTGATTCCACCCATTTATGCGGCTTTGAAGATCAACAATACACCCAAGACATGACGGCAATTCTAGTTCTTGTCGGCGGTGTCGCAGCCATCTTCTTTCTGGTCTGGATGCTCGCAAGGGCATCCCGAAACGAGGGACTGGCTGAGGCCCGCCGTAGAGAGGCGCAGACGAATGCCGAGGCAACACGCAAGGCGACTGAAATTGTGGTTGAGCATCGCACTGACGACGCCACTGCTGATCGGCTGTCAAACGGTCGCTTCTAATCGTTGCCCGCCTCTGGTAGAATACCCTGTCGCGTTTCAGCGGCAGGCCGCTCAAGAGTTCCGCAAGGCGGGGCCAAATGTGAGGATTTTGGTCACAGATTATGGTAAGCTGAGAGACGCTTGCCGGTCACTGGAAGGTTTGAAGTGATGGCGGAACCACGGAATAACTTGGAGCGAGAGATCGGTTCGCTTATCACCCAGATCGAGGTCTTGAACCGCGAGATGAAGGAAATCAAGGCTGACGTAAAAGAACTGCGCGAAGAGTTTTCTTCCATAAAAGGCGGAGGCCGGGTGATGATGGGTATCACGGCGTTACTTGGTTCCGGCCTGACTTGGGGCCTAACACAACTATTTGGGAAGCATTGAATATTGGCCTTCGACGTCTCTCGACCTTTACTTTGGCTGGGCCAAGGAGCCTTTATATCGGGGCTAGAAAAGGCGTCTGCAATAGGATAAAATAACCCGGCACATTGGGGCGCGACATGACGACCGGCCTAACCTATACCACCTACAAGACGCAGATTGCGACCATGGCCGTCGTCGAGGAAACCGATCCGGCCTTTGTCGAAATCCTGCCGCAAACGATAACATATGCGGAAAATCGAATATATCGTGATTTGGATTTTCTCTCGACGACAACTGCTATCACTGGATACGCTCTCGCGGCGGGGCTGCGTAGCTTGACTATTCCAGAAGGCAGTATCGTTGTCAGTGAGCAAATCAACATTATCACGCCCGTCGGCACTTCAAATCCTGACGCCTCAAACGCTGTTAGAAATTCTTGTCTCCCTACGACAAAAGAATTTTTGGACATAGTTTATGGGTCTTCGGCTACTGCAAATCGGGCAATGCCAAAATATTTTGCGCCGTTTGACGACAATATTTTTATTTTTGGACCGGTTCCCGACCAAAATTACAATGTCGAAATAGTTGGAACGGTGCGCCCGGCGAGCCTATCGTCTGGCAACCCAACGACATTTATCAGCAACTATCTGCCGGACCTGTTCATCATGGCCAGCATGATTTATGTGTCGGCCTATCAGCGTAATTTTGGCCGGCAGAGCGACGATCCGCAAATGGCGCAAAGTTATGAGGCGCAATACAAGGCGCTTCTGCAAGGCGCGATGGTCGAAGAGGCGCGCAAAAAATTCTCATCTTCTGGATGGACTTCGGAATCTCCGACGCCTCTGGCGACACCGTCGAGGTAAAAAATGCCCCATTCCACCCTTAAACTTATTCCGGGCGTGGATCAAAACCGCACTCTTGCGCTTAATGAAGCTGCAATTTCTACAACCAATCTTGTGCGTTTTGTTCCCGATCGCCAAGGTTTGGGTCTTGTGCAGAAGCTGGGCGGCTGGACGCGGTTTTTCAACAGCACGATCAATTCTCCTGTCCGGGCTTTGTGGGCGTGGCAAGATACCAATTCTTTTACTCATTTGGCGGTCGGATGCCAATGTGGGAATGGAAACGGATTATCTGTCATTACAGATAACAGCCAAAAAATTGTAACGCCTCAAAAAGACACGGTCAGCATTGATATATCCGTTGATACAGTTGATACAACCGCTGGATCTTCAACCGTTCTGATCAACGCTACAGGTTCAAATCTTGAAAGTTTTGACTCTGTTTATATAAAAACTCAAATAAGTGTTGGTGGCCTTGTTCTATTTGGCCTTTATAATGTTTCCTTCGTAAATGCAAATTCTTTCAATATTACAGCGCGAGATGCGCTTGGCAATCCCGCTGCAGCAACAGCAACTGTGACAGGCGGTGCGGTTCCTGAGTTTTCTTTCACAGCGTCAAGTGCCTTTATTAGTGTAAAACTTGACGATCACGGCTATGTTGCAGGTGATACTTTCCCAATCTTGGTTCCACTGAGCGCAGGCAATGTCATATTGTCGGGAAATTATATTGTTTCATCGGTGACGGACGCAGACAATTTTGTGATTGTCTCGAACAATGCTCCGACGACAATTCCTGCTCTCACTGCTTCGGGCGATGGAACAACAGCTACCGTAACTTTTTCGGGCGACCTTGGTTTTGTCGTTCCTGTGGGTAGCGAAATTACCGTCGCCGGTGTAAGCGAAGCTGGATATAACGGCACGTTCACGGTCACAGCCTCGACGTCCAGCAGCGTTTCATATTTGAACGCTACTGTTGCGGCGGGGACTGGCGGAACATTGTTTGTTGCGTCCGCTTTTCTAAATGATGGGGAAGCTGAATATACTTATTATAACTCCGTTGGCCCGGTGCCTACTAGCACGGGCTATGGCGTAGGTGGATATGGCGCTGGAGGTTTCGGAACTGGCGTTGCGTCTACACCCGGAGCTGGCACACCTATCGCAGCCGTGGATTGGACGCTTGATAATTGGGGCGAAATACTTATCGCGAACCCTGTCGGCGGAGAAATATATTTTTGGTCTCCGACAGAAGGTGCCCCCACGGCGTCAATTATCACAAACGCGCCGCCTGTAAACGATGGTGTTTTTGTTGCAATGCCTCAGCGGCAAATTATTGCTTGGGGTTCAACACAGAACGGTATTCAAGATCCCCTCCTGATCCGCTGGTGTGACGTCAACAATTATAATCAATGGATACCCCTGCTGACTAATCAGGCGGGGTCTTTCCGTATTCCGAAGGGATCGAAAGTTGTTTCCTGTATTCAGGGGCCGCAGCAAGGGCTTGTGTGGACGGATCTCGGCGTCTGGGCCATGCAATATGTTGGGCCGCCATATATTTATCAATTCAACGAAATTGGAACAGGATGCGGTCTGATCGGGCGCAAAGCAGCGGCGTCTATGAATGGCGTTGTCTACTGGATGGGTCAGAGCCAGTTTTTCAAACTGTCCGGTGGGGGCGTAGAGATTATTCCCTGCCCGATATGGGACGTGATCTTCCAAGACATCGATATGTCAACTACTGCGAAAAACAAAATTCGCGTTGCGGCAAATTCTCGCTTTGGCGAAGTGTCTTGGTTCTACGCCACGGAATCGAACGGCGGCGAAGTCAGTCGCTACGTCAAATATAACACCGTGCTGAACCAGTGGGACTATGGAACGCTGACGCGCACAGCGTGGATCAACGAGAGCGTTCTCGGACCTCCGATTGGCGCGGCGGCCTCGACGTATATCTATCAGCACGAAACGTCTCCGGATGCGGACGGTCAGCCCATGGTGTCCGGCTTCCAGACTGGCTATTTTGTCATGACAGACGCAGACATCAAAATATTTGTTGATCAGGTCTGGCCAGACATGAAGTGGGGATACTTCGGTGGCACGCAAAGCGCGAATGTGAAATTGACGTTTTTTGTCACAGATTATCCGGGCGACACGCCTATTCAGTATGGTCCATACAACATGACGCAAAACGTGGAGTTCTTGACGCCGCGCTTTCGCGGCCGTCTCGTATCAATCAAGATGGAAAGCGACGACATTGGTTCTTTTTGGCGCGTTGGTGCCATGCGTTATCGTCTCCAGCCGGATGGGAAATTCTGATGGCCAGCTTAGACGATATTGTCACAGTCCAAAAAAACGGCGTCATTGCTGTCAACAATCTCTCTCAGGCAACGCTGCGAGAGCAGGGGACGTTGACGTCCGCGACTGTTACTGCGGCAACTCTTATTTTCCAAGGTAAAGGTCGTTTAGTTAATTTTGCCGTTGTAGTAGCAGGATCGACGACTGGTGGTATTTACAATTCAACGAGCACGTCTCCGGCTGCGTCAAATCAAATGTGTGCGGTCCCAACTACTGTGGGAGTATATCCGACCGGGCAGATTTTCACGTCCGGGTTGGTAATTGTGCCGGGGACGGGCCAGTCAATCAATGTCACATATTCGACTGAGGTGTCGTGATGCCGCTCGCCAAAGGTAAAAGCCAAAAAACAATCTCAAAAAACATTAGTGAGATGATGCACGCCGGACATCCGCAGGATCAGGCGATTGCTGCCGCGCTCAATATTGCCCGGCAGACGCGCGCGGCGGGGGGTTTTGGACCATCAAAACCTTCAACTCCCAAAATGTCAGCGCCTTCCAAGCCTTCTGTCAGCAAATTTCATGTGGGGCCAATTCATTCGCCAGTGGCTGGACGGACGGATCATTTGCCGATGCACGTTCCATCGGGTTCCTATGTAATTCCGGCAGACATCGTTTCTTCGCTTGGCGAGGGAAACACCATGGCCGGGTTCAGGGCCGTGAAAACCATGTTCAACAAAGCCCCGGCCGGTGCATTTGCGCAAGGAGGTTCGATGGGCGAACCTGTCGCGATCGTGGCCGCTGGCGGTGAATATGTTTTGACGCCCGACGAGGTTATGTGGGCCGGTGGGGGCGATATGGATGCGGGCCACAAGGCGCTTGATGCGTGGATCAAAGCTACGCGGGCCGAAACAATCCAGACATTGAAAAAACTTCCGGGTCCAAAACGCGATTAAAGGGGGATGTCGTGGCTGAAGAATTGAAAGTGTGGGTTGGAAAGCCAGAAGATGTCGATGACATTATGGATCTGGCGATCGCGGCGT